TAGTGTTTGGCAGAATGAGAGCAGGAGAATTTTTTGGCATGACTAATCCGCCAGTTAATAGGATTGGTACGATCAGAATAATAGTCAGTGGTACCAGTTTTGCGATCAGTACGAGAAATAACAAACATTGAAAAACTCCATTCCTTATATTCTTAGTATAGTTTATTTTGATAATAATGTACATAAAAAAATGCACCCCAGAAACCTAGAGTGCATTTTTATTTTTGATTATAAAGAATGGTTTACCTAAACTTTGGTCCTTCAATCCAGGATACCAAAGAGCGACGAACACCTTTTGTCACAGGAGTAACTCGGTGAGGGATAAAAGATGGGAATACTAGAACAGATCCTTTTTCTCTAATCTCTTCTTTTGGCATCTGTGGATATTGCGGATCAATTTCAAAGTCACCACCTTCATATTCACTGGGATCTGTAAGTTGAATTACTATAGAAATCTTACGATCAAAGGTTGTATGGTTAGCCCAAAACGCATCGTGATGCCAATCGTACTTGCCATTTTCTGTAGCATTGTATGTGGTATATTGAATATCATTTAGATAGGTGATATCAAATCCAAATGCATTACGATTTGCAACCTGCGCATAGTACCATAACAGATTCGTAATGTCTGGACTGGTTGAAGTTGGAATCCATCTAATTTCACTCGAACGATAATTAATATTCTTAGTAGATCCATCGAAGCCTATTCCAGCAGTTGTCGCTGGTTGAAGATCTCCGGTTTCAATGATATGTGAGATTTGCTGTTCAGAAACTCCAGCTCTCCAAAATTGCCATAATTGATTCATCATTTGTTTCCATACATTTGGTGATAGCTTCTAACCATGTCAGCAGCTTTTTCGATATAGTTTGCTGGTCTTTCTACAAAGACCTGGGCGTCGAGTTCATCATCAACACCAATAACAATAACAATGTCCTTCACAGCAATGCCAGTCATTTCCCAGAGCATATAGGCATAGAGACTACACTGTAAGAAGTAACCTTCAATCCAGTCTTTACGCTTACGCTTTGTTGATGTCTTGTAGTCAATGATAGAAAGTCTACCATCATAGTCTGCAATTAAGTCGCAGGTACCAGCAATCTTGAGATGATGGCTGAAGAGCGTGCATTCGGTAGCACGAATCATATCAACTTTTTCGTCAAGAATTCCTTTGATCTGGCGGAAAATTACCATGTTATGAGGTAATGAAGTATCAATTTCTTCGTCAAGAATGTACTTTTCACACATGTTGTGGATAACCGTCCCACGAGATGCGGCTCGCGCAGAAACCCTATTGGCTTCCTCATCACCGACTCTCTTGCGCCATTCGTTGAGCGCAGTCTTATCAGACATCTTACCGAGAACGGTAGTGACCGATGGATACCTTTGACCGGTAGGAGTCTCGTACAGACGAGCAGTTTCACCATCAATACGATTTAGACTTGCAAACTCGAGCAAATCAAATTCGAAATGTTTACGGTTGTAGTCCAAGCTTTTGGCGTGCAATTATGTATTCCTTCACAAGTTTAGAGCGCACAATATCGGCCTCTAAGAAATCAATATAATCAAAATCGGATAATCTGTCAATCACTTTTATGAACTCTTTTAAGCCATTACGCTCTTGTTCACGACTCAAGTCGGACTGGCGGAAGTCTCCACAGAAAATCACTCGGCAGTTCTTACCGATACGTGTGATAACAGAATCAAGTTCATGGAAAGTCATGTTATTGATTTCATCAACAATCACATAACAGTTGTTCAATGTAGTACCACGAACAAATGAGGTACTCATAAACTCAATAGCATTCTTTTGTTTTAGAATGTCATAAGCATCTCCACGCTCAAAGAGCTCACTGCAAATTGCATAGTACGGAGCTTCATAGACCTTCATCTTTTCTTTTTGAGATCCTGGTAAGAATCCCATGTCACGAGTTGGAACAACTGAACGAACTATATAGATCTTTTCTTGTTCGCTCGTGCCACCAATCAAATCTTTGATTGCTAAATACATTGAAAGAAAAGTTTTACCAGTACCAGCCATGCCATGAAGCATGAGATGCTTGCCACTATGGAATGCATCAAATGTTTTCTTTTGGTTGTCTGTAAGTGGATGAACTCGTTTTAGATTAAAATTTGGAGAATTGAAATTAGGTTTGTTGTTCAGCAAATCTTGCTCTCCGTTTTGACGTAGAATTCTCTTTTGTCTTTTGGTAAGTCTTGCTTCAGTCACGAATCATCCTTATTTTTTGTTTTTAGCTTTGTTAACAGCTTCGCGAACCTTAGTGGCTTTAATGCCTTTGTCTCCATATTGTTGAGCGAGTGGAGAAGCCGGATTTGCGGAGCCAATCCTATTTAACAGATCGTTAAATCCACTGTCAGTCTTATGAGTAACGCCTGCAATTCCAGAGATGAAAGCAGGCGCACCAATAACCAACTGTGCGTGTGGATTAGCTACAAGGTATTCGTCTTTTCCAGAAATAGAAAGAAACTCTTCCCAGGTTTCCCCAGTTTCTTTATCTCTAAACTCATAGATTGGCATTAATAATCTTCTTCAATTAAATCAAACAGACCGCTTTTAGTTCGAGAACGAAGAGCTGAACGAATTCGTTTCTCTAAAAGCTTTTGGCCATGATTTTCGTAGTGGTGGTCTTCATAAAGATCATCATCATGGCCATAGTACTTATTATTCCGCTTAACTGACTTGCTCATTGATTAACCCTGGAAATGCGAGGTTGACAACTTTGGTGGAGATAGTACGAGGTAGTTTCTTGTCTTTGACGGCGATTAATAAATCGGCATCACGCTTATCAATGGACTCAAGGAGACCAATGAAAAGCATTTCACGTTTCAATTGTGTAAGACCTGGTTGGTTTCCTTTCAGGTACATGTAGAGAGTACGAGCTTCTTGGTGAAGTCGTCCTTCAACATCTAGATACTCACATGGTTTAAACGGTGGAGATCCTTCAGGAATTTCCCACTCAACACCTGGCACAAGAGCCAGTTCAAGAATATAACGAAGAGTTGATGAATCATTGTCGCGAAGATACTGAGCACGATCTTCTACGACTTCGATTTTTGATGCTGTTTCTATAATTTGTGCAATTGTTTGTCTTGGCATATTAAAACTCATTGATACTTTCGAGGAGGTTTTTGAGACGCTTTTCAATGAAGTAATTGAAAAGCTTGCTACGTCCTTTGCCTGCCTGAGCTTCATACTCAGTAAGCACTTGAGAACGTAGGTTTTCTGGAATAAAGTTCAAATCAACAAGCTGCTGATTACGAAGGTAACCACGTAACATGTTCTCATCACAGAAATCACGAGGATCTTGCTCAAGCCATTCATCCAGTTTCTTTTGGCTAATTGGCTTTTGACGAGCACCGACTACAAACGTATTGTCAGCCGAAAGGAAGTTAGGAACACCATCACCCACGTCGCCGCGAATAATATGCTCCTTCATGAAGCGATCAGGATCGTTAGTGGTACGCCACTTCTTCTGAACTGGATCGTACTGCTTGACATTCATGTAACGCTGCAACTGGACAAAGTCCTTGTCGCCAGACATGATCAGGATCTTTTCTGAAGTATCGCCGAACTTTTCGACTAGAGTACCAATGACATCATCGGCCTCGGCGCCATCAATTTGAATAACGCGATAAGGGAAGTATTCCTTGAGTTCCTCACGAACCTTGCCGAGCGTATCAAAGATCTGAGTCCAGTTGAGCTCAGACTTCTCACGGTTCTTACGGCGATTGGCTTTGTAGTAAGGAAAGATTTGACGACGCCAGTTGTTACCAGCATCGCATGCAATAATCATCTCACCGTATTCATTCTTAAACTTTTGGTTATACGAACGAATTGAATTTAGAATCATATGGCGAAGAAGATCTTCTTCAAGCTCAGTGTTTGTGTGGTTTCCAAGCTGAACCATCAGATTGGAAATCATCACCTGAGACAAATCAACAATAATCATAATATATTACTCTTCATCTTTGTTAGGAAAATTGTACGTGTATGCAACTGTATTATCTTCATTATAACTAAAATCAAAAATATTGTCAACCATATTATGAAAAGGATGTTCAAGACGATATTGGCGGCTAATCATAGACTTAGTCGCTTCCATAATCATGGCAACATCTTTGATGTAGTCATCAGAACTTACGTCAAGTCCATAAGACCCAAACAGTTGAATGAACTCAGGAACCATATCTGACATGACTCCGTCAACATGCTCTTTACGATTCTGTGTAACCTGATCCGCAATTTCTTCTAGTGTTTGCGGAGGAGATTCTCGTTTGAATCCAGGAAAGAGAACGATGTTATCTGTCACTTAACTACCCTTAAGAGAATACATTCTTGATTAAGTCGCCCATTAGGCTTGCTTTCCGCTGTCTTTATATTTGACATAAACGACCTCAGTCCAACCTTGCCTACTGACAAGAGACCCGTCAGGGATTCTTCTGGTTTTCGTAGAGTCTTCGATGTACTGGATTCTACATCCCATCCAGTAAGAGTCGTTCCCTTGACTTGAATACCCGCAGGTCCCACCGCTAGGTACTGAGTTAGTTTGCGATATTTGGTGTTGTACACCCATAGCTGTTGACATCCAATAATTTCTGCCGGATGTACCGACACAATTTTCAGTGAAGGTTCTTCCTTCTGATACTTTAGGCTCTTTACCAGATCAACGGCCGACTTGACCTTCTTCTCTTTAGGCTTACGAACCTTTACTACCTTTTTATTATTTAGGTATCTTTCGATGTCAGCAAAGAAATTATTCCAAAAATTTAACCAGAATTTTAGACGCTTACCAAAAGCTTCCTGAACTTGTTCATCGTTAGAACGAATCTCATCCCACTGTGGACGATAGTAATCAGAAACAATATTCAGGATTTGAGGATTAAGTTCCTTGGCCTGACAGAAATTGTACATGGAGAATTCTTTGCCATCCATGACAAGATCAATTTCTTCTTCAAGATTCGTGATAATGATGTTGGCCTTATCATGAACACGAGCTTGAATATCAACAACTGGCTTAGCTGTTTCTTCGACTTCGTCGACTACCTGCTTGCCAGCCTGAATGAGATTTTGCACGTTGGTCTTAAAGTATTCCACATTCTTTTCTGGTAGTTCATTACCATTGGAAAGAATACGAGCAACACTACCAAGAGTCTTAGAGATCTTCCACTTAGGAAGCTTTCGGATAAAAGCAATATCACTCTTGGTATAGTTCTTTTTCATATAGTCAAAGAACCATTCACGAGCATCGTCATCGCTGCCCATGTAGTTATACCAATTCAGAGCATCTGTAAAGTTGCTAACAACAATAGGTTCTGGTCCATAGTGCTTATCATCAATCGATTTGATAGTTGCACGAGACTTTTGCTTTGGTTTAGCCTTGGTCTTAATACTGATAGCCATAGTTTTCCTCTTTGATTATAGATTAAATCTACATCAATTTCAAAAAAATGTCAACCACTATTTTTTGTGCGCATATATTTTGCAATCATATGCATGATCGCTTGGTGCACATCTTCAGCGGCTTCATACTCATTTATATCTACGTGTAAAGAAATATCGGCCAGCTCTCGAGCTTTGCCACCATCGAATCCTGTCAGAGCAATAGTCTTCATTTTCAATGACTTAGCAGTCTCAATTGCCTTGACAACATTCGGAGAATTGCCACTCGAAGAAATGGCCACGAGTACATCACCTTCTTGTCCGAGTGCATCAAGCTGGAACGAGTAAACGTCATCATAAGAGATATCATTTGAGATAGCTGTCATGAGTGGAATATTTGCTGCCAAAGAAATAACTCTTGGACGCAGTCCACCTTTCTTACATCCCTTGGTATAGTCACATGCCCAATGCTGAGCAATAGAAGCAGATGCACCGTTACCAATAGTATAGATGTTATTCCGATAATTGGAAATGCTTGTCATCCAAATAAGCTCTGCGGCTTTTTTAAATTCATCATGATCGATACTTGCAAAGCCAATATTAATTAGGCCCATGTGATCGAATATAATATCAGTCTCGATAGACAACTCTTGCTCCTTCATGTGAGATGCCTACATCAAGGCATGTTCTGTCTGAGAATTCTTGGCGGATTGTACTCTTTGAATCTGTGATTGCTAGCATGTATCCACCTCCACCAGCACCGAGCAACTTAGCTCCATAAGCACCAGCAGATTTACAGCGTTCGTACATAATATCTATATCGCTATTAGAGATCTCATTACTCATCTGCTTCTTCAAAATCCATGCAGAGTCAAGCAATTGTCCATATGTATTGATATTCACCTGCTGTGTGCCTTGCATATCTGCCATGTCAGCCATTTGGCGAATAATAAAAGTCTTTGCTTCAAAGTTAATATTATCAAGAATCTTAGCTGCATGATGCTCTACATTAGTAGGAATCAAGATCATGTAGTTCTCAATTGCATTTGAGTCTAGACGCTTCACATCTACTCGTCCATTGCCAAGGTCATTTGCATATTGAATGTAGTTCATACCACCAAACGCAGATGCAAACTGATCTTGCATACCAATCTTCCAACCGCACAGGTCGATCTCAATATGACATGCAGTCTTAGCAATGAGATAAGGGTTTACATATTCGAAACCAAGATATGCTGACAGAGCTTTGACAAGAGCACAAGTAAAAGCAGACGATCCACCAAGACCGTTACCGATCGTAGGGATGTCTGCAAAAGATGTAATCTCAATGTTAGATTTGATTCCAAAGAATTTCAGAGCATTCCGAACGATTTCATTCTGAATGTCTTCTACGTCTGTAACACATTCAAGTTTTGAATATGAAACTTTGATATGGTTATGAGGAGTATGCATAACTGCTACATAGACATACTTATCAATAGCAGTTGAGATAGTGGCTCCACCCCACGTAGCAAAGTGGGTGGGGATATCACTACCCCCACCGAAGAACGATACTCTAAGAGGCGCTTTTGCCAAGATCATTGTGTTGTTCCTTCAATGATGCAATTAGTCCCTTCCACTTCGGCATGATCGACTCCCAAGAGAATCGAGTATCAGCATAAGCTTTTACGAATGTAAGAAGGTTTGTCAAGTCGTTGTTCTGTACGTTTTCAATAGCATACATTAAAGTATGAGCAAAGATGTTGGCATGAAGATTCATGTCTTCATGATCACCATCATACTGTACAGTCAACCCACCCGACGTGTCAGCCAAAGCAGAGAAGTTAGGATGAACCGCCAAACAACCAGCTGACATAGCTTCAATAAGTGACCTGCACGAAGTTTCCGGCCAGATACAAGGATATGCAAAGATGTGGGCTTTTTGATATGCGGCACGAACTGTCTCCTGGTCTGCCCAACCGTGATAGTTGATTTGTGGATGTTCTCTCATTTTCTGGAAAAGTGGTTCGTATTGCTTATCACGACCTTCCCAGTTCTTACCATAGATACCAAACGAACTAAAGACATCTAGTTCAATGTTTGGATACTTTTCTGCGAGAGCGCAAAAAACAGGAACCAGAATCTCCAGTCCACGATGTGGTGTTGATGTATAAATGAGGCGTATCTTGTCCTTTGGTTTCTCAACGAGTGGGATAGGTTCGACACCTGTTTCAATAACGCACGATTGGTGGCTATATGGAACTCCAAGATAGTCGCGATACTGCTGATATTGCCAGTTAGAGCTGAAGACCAACTTGTGGAAGCGATCTCGAGAAGCTGGATCTTTGAGGTGTTCAGCCTCCGGATCGAGAGGTAGGTCGTGAAGATGATAGATTCTAATTCGTTCTGGATCAAGTTCGCGGACGCGAGCAGTGATAATTTGGATGCCATCGAGTTCATCACGAGTAAGTCGGTGGAAGAGATTTCGAGTGGTAAGTTCTGTTCCACCATTCGACTCCTTGTTCAATTCGTTCAATTCAATTAGTTCTTGATTATTCATCATGTTCTCCGAGATGTGCTTGATCTACGTCAAAAAAGAATTCAAAATCACTGAGAGCTTTGTCATCAATCCATATGTCATAGGAAGGTTTTCCTAGACGTACTTCATGGAATTTGCAACCCCAATCATTTAGTTGTTTTGTGGTGAGTTCGGTCCAGTCGATTCCAGACCCTGAGCCACGGGCAGTCCAATAGATGATGGTGTGCCCCTGATCGTATAGTTTATTTATCTTATCAATACGCTGTGGGAATGGATCGGAAAGATCGTAGCGATGCTTTCCATTCACAAACGGAGTCATACATATAGTCTGATCGATGTCAACGATATAGATCATTCGTGAACCATATATCCAAGGATCGAATCATAGCGAAACGATCTCCAGCCTTTGTTTTCAACATCCCACACGGCGAGTACATCCGGATTCGGAGTCTTCTTTTGCACGGCTTCTTCAAGATCAGTTTGTACTGGAAGAAGATCTGGTTTTAGAGTGCAGATTAACTGACGTTCTGTTCCATCCTTCTTTACAAACAAGACATTAACTACATTTTCAAATAGTGTTTTCTTGAGATAATCATTCTGCCAGGAAGTGTTGCTCTGGTCGGTTGTAGTATTCAACGAGTCTGTCATAACCACCTACTTCTTCTCCATCAATAATAATAAAAGGTACTGTTCTCACGTTTGGAAATATTTCCATAAACTCTTCACGAGTTAATTCGGCGCCAATCTTCATCTCTTGATAGGTGACACCTTTTGCAGAAAATAGATTTTTAGCTTGCACACAAAATGGACATTGGTCTTTGGTGTAGATAATAACCTTACTCATCTGCATTCTTTCCTCTGTAAATGTTTGCTACATAACGAGGATCGCCCCATGCAGTGTTTGCACGAACACGAATAAAGCGCATATTTGAACTTGGCCCTGGAACGGTTACCCAAGGGTTCTGTCCGCGTTTCCAAGCCTTAAGTTTATTCATTGCTTTTTCAAGAGGCGTAGTGTCTCTACGCATTTCTTTTACGCCGGCAACGATAGAACGACGCTGGCCTTTAGATACTACTGTTTTACGAGTTCTTTTCTTACCCATTATATAACCTCACTTTTTGTTTTTACGTGCACCACGAGCTTTGCGCTTTGTTGAGCCAATCTTACGGCGTCCTTTACGTGGTCTATTTTTTGCTGGATGTGGCATATCAATTCACCTTCTTATTATATAACACTCTTCTCAATTAATGTCAACTGATTTTCTCGGTCTATATACTTATACTCTACTTTAGTAGGATTCCAAGATTGTATTGCATCAAACACATCTTGAATATTCAGAGCACTGCATGTATAAACATCCAATTGTGCAAGCGCTGGCTCGCACTCATCCCAAACATGAAGAGCAATATGACTAGTTTCAATAATGGTTACTGCAGTCAAGCCACGGTTACCAACCATATCTGAATAAACCGAGTATGGTCCCATCAAAATCTTCATATCAATAGCTTCCACAAGACTACGCATCCATGTTTCAATATCAGCTGTACACTGTGGAGGATTATTTAATTCTGCTCTTACAATTAAGTGCTTATGTTCTAGTACTTTGCCCACCTCATAAAGTCTCCTGTTCGGGGTTAAAAAGTAAAGCCTTCACATGGCTTGCTTGAATCTTACAACTTACCCAAGTATTATAGTAGTTTGGATCTAGTATTGCATGATTATCAAAGATATATTTTGTTTCAAAGTAATTGCATTCACCGCGGGATTTACATAGACGAAGAATAGTTCTTTTGAAATTGTCTTTGCCGAATTTATCAATGTCTTCTTTTAGAGCAGAAGAAGACCCGTAATAGGCGTCCCAATCGGACTCTACTCGGATCTTCTTTCGTTTGCCTTTGACAGTCTTGTATCCAGCTTTTGTGAGATACTTGCGACCTATGTATTTCTTACCATTGGTCAAGTTTTCGATTAGGTATACGAAGCCGTACCATTCGCCATCGTGAGTAAATTCTTTGCCTTCGTATAACCACATAAATCTATTCCATAACAAGCGGAAAGATTTATTTATTCATCTTCTTCTTCATCATAAAGATCTTCAATATCAAGTTCTTCAGAACAAAAAGGACAAAATGTTGGTTTTACAGTTCCGTCCGTGATTATTTTAAATTCCTCCTCACAGGAGGGGCATGTTGTCCAATCCATCTTAGTTCCTCTTATTTTTTAAAGATGTCTTCTAGATCAACGCCAACATATTCTGCTAGCTTCTTAATGAAATCTACTTTGTCATCCATATGACAATCGGGTTGACCTGTTTCTTCGTCGAACTTCTTTGCAGCTTTTAGAAGTTGCTTGAGTTCCTCGACCTCTTTCTTCAGCGCTTCAAATTCTTCTTTCGAAACCGCTGGAGTAAATGTCGGAACAGGCACGGCAGATGGTTGTGCCGGATATGGAACACCTGTTGGTTGTGCTGGCCAAACAGGAACGTTTGGCCAACGAGGAGCGAAGTTGTCCCGATAGTTATCACCAATGTTAGACACTGTACACATTATAAAGTAAATCCTTTGAAAGTATTTTCGTCGACGTCTTTCTTTACGCCGCCAATTACATAACTAGTAATTTCTGTTTCTTGTGGAGCAACTTGTACATCAGAACCTGAGATCCACTTCTGTGTCCATGGCAGTGGGTTTGCACCAGGTTTGCCATTAAGTCCTACGGCACCCATACGCTTAGCTGCAATATGGTCTACGTATTCGCAAAGTAGTTGCTCGTTAAGTCCGATCATCGACCCTTCCTTGAAAAGGTAAGATGCCCAGCTTTTCTCTTGCTCGACCACTCGATAAAACATGCTGATGCATTCATCTCGTGTTTCTTCTTGTATGCGAGCAAAGTCTTCATCCTCTTTTGGTAGAATTTTGAGGAGCTGTTGAGTCGAGGCAAGATGAACGTTCTCGTCCCGCGCGATAAGCTTGATGATCTTGGCGTTGCCTTCCATCTTTTTAACTTCCGCAAAAGCCCAGCTACATGCGAACGAGACATAGAATCTTACTCCTTCGAGAGCATTTACTGCATTAAGGCAGAGCCATAAAGCTTTTTTATGCTCATATTCATTATAGAATTCTCCTGGATCGTAAGCAAGATTATTCCACTTAATGAGATCATCGTAGTACTTACTGATATCTTCAGCACAATCTAGGATCTCAAGGATTTCCAACATCTCGTCAAAGACTCTGGAAGGATCAGAATAGACGTTGCGAATGATATGAGTGTAGGAACGGGAATGAATCGTCTCACTAAACGCCCAAGTCTGGATCCAGGTTTCCAACTCAGGAAGCGAACATATTGGTAGAAAAGCCAAAGATGGAGCTCTGCCCTGGACAGAATCAAGTAAGATCTGACGCTTGAGATTGCTCGTAAAAATATGTTTTTCATGATCGTTAAGTGCCTTAAAGTCTTTACCATCGCGAGACAAATCAACTTCTTCTGGTCTCCAAAAGAAACCAAGTTGTTTCTCAGTTAGCTTTTCAAACGTATTGTAACGTTGCTTATCATAACGAGCAATATTTACTTGCTTACCAAAGAAGCAAGTTTGTTCAGTAGCATCAAACTTTTCGTTTGAAAAAACGGTCATTCAACTCTCCAAGTACTGGTATTTAGTTTAAGGTCTTTCGGCCAATCACCGTCGGTATAAGACTTATCATGGAATCGAAGTTCATTTGTAGGCATAATGGTCAGTCTACCATTCTCCAATTCAATGAACATGAATTCCTTCGATTGAGAAGGATGTTGTGTATATCCATCATTCATTGGAACGACTGTAAAAAGATAACGGCCAAAAAGGCCGCTCTTTCGAATCTCTGCTTGTTGGCTGTGTAGATAACTATATATCAACACAGAAAACTGATCGCCATAGCAATCCCAAACCTGAGTATCTTTTAGTTTCCAGTCCTGTTCTGGATTAGCAGAGAATGCTAGTGCATGAGGAGGAACTCCACGCCAAACTGCTCCGCACTCGAGCATAATATGACAACCCCATGAGTGTCCAGCTTTGGCGTGAAGAGCAAACCAGATGCATGGCTCGAAAGTATATGGCTTAGCATTCTTACGAATGAAAGATGAATCTACCCAACAGTAGATATGGTGAGGTAAGTTACCCGAGCCTGTGTATAGCATCCTAGTCCTTTTCGTCTAACCATTCAATTTGGTTTTGCGCAACAACTCGTTTTTGAATTTCACCAGTTGTGGTATTTTCAATTGTGAGAGTTACACCAGTACTATTTTCACGTGTTGCATATTCATGTACAAAATAGATTTTACCAGCGTCTGCCCACATGTCATTATTAATTCGAACGTATTTCATTATCTTCCTTGTCCACGATATGCTTTAAAGTTTCTTTTCTTATGCTTATTCATTGACGATAGTTTTGGTCGACGTATATCTTGCGATGTACCAGTTACGATTGGAACATGCAGTTGCTTCGATGCAATGGACTTTGCCATATAATACTCCTGTTAGATTTTACAAGAGTCACAA